AGGAGAATGTAGAAGCACCATTTCTCCACGCACCAACTACTAGTTCCGCCGTACTGTTGGCAGGGTCAAATAACGCCCCTCCAGGTGTTGCAAAGAACGACTTAGAACCAGCCGTTGCACCGTCAATTTTAAGCGTAACCCTATCCAGCCCGTTATTGGTGTCTATCGCCCCATTGTATTCTAATTCAACAAGTCGTTGCGTACCGTCTAGGGCTCCAACCCACTGAACTACTCTTGAAGAAATACCCGTTAGATTAAACCACGCAAATAAAACATCGGCCCCATTTGTAGCCAGATACCATGAGCGCTGATCTGATAAGTCGTGACCTTTCGCTACAAGCATGTGAAGACCGGACATTAAATAATTCTGGATGTCAACTTCTATTTCAAAATTAGTGTCCTGGGCTGACCAAAGAGTTTCCAAGATATCCCCAAAGTGCAAGAAATCACTTCCTATTTCAAAGAATGTAGTATAGTCTGAGGTGGTGAAAGTGATACTTTGTAAGGTAATCTCATTTCCTGAAGCGTCCTCTACGTTGTCTATAGCCACGTAAACCAGTTGCGTCCCTCCGTACATTATTGTCGGAAAAATCTTTATGATTTTCTTAGTGACGTCAATTGTTGCAGTGAATGGAATATCCGCCCCTACTGAATTGGTTTCTTTAAGTACTAATCTTGTGGCCACGTTGGCATCCGTGATCTCAGTGCCGTTGTCGTTTCTTAGCGCCTCGTTAGCAGTAATTGTAATAGACCTGTTTACAGACCATCCGGTATCCGTATTCGCTGGCAGCCACACAAAGGTAGGTGCTGTCACGTCTCCAGAACTTGAGGTAGTACCTACCGCCGTAGAATATGGGGAGTCGGCATAAGTCACCCCGTCGCCTAAAGCTTTGAGTCTGTAGTAAACTGTTTCTCCCTGAGTCAGTCCGGTGTCAGTATCACTCACCGCGTTAGCGGCCGGATTAGAAAGTAATAACCATCCACCTGTACCGGTAGATGATTTTTCAATCTGGTATTCAGTTTCGTTAGCTACGTCGTCCCAAGTCAAGTCAATTGCATTTTCTCCGTCAGCCGCAGCCGCGAAATTAGGAGGTGCTGAAAGTTGTGTCAATCCTGAACTTTGTTGCGTCGTTCCTGGAACGTTAACCACTACTGACCCGTTGGTGTATATCATGTAAAGTTCATACGTTCCGGCCTCTAGCACCTCGCCGTTTTGAATTCCATATAAAAAGTCCCAACTTAATCCACTAAAAGTAATAGCATGTATTCCATCCGCTGTAATCCTAAGTCTTGCCGTCGATGACTGATCCGATAACCCTGTACCTATAGCGAAATTTATATCATCCGTCATAGTGTGAATGGAGTAAAAAATCTCGTTTTTATCGAAGTTGATCGTTTCAGCAAATGCACGGTTGAATTCACGGGTTACCGCAGCACCTGGCAATTGATCAGAGTCAAGTTGTACGTTTACTCCTCCCTGTAAAGCTTCAAACTTAGTTCCTGTAGTGGACGTCACCCCAACAGGTAATTCGGAAATCTTTTTTGATGCCATTATTCTAAAAGTCTAAATTCCCCGTTTTCTAATAGTCTCATAAATTCATCCTCTAAAAGTCTAAAGTTTCCACTTTCTAAAGTGATCGCGTTAAGTTGAAAGTTTATCGGCCTGTCATTTAATTTAAAATAAGCCAGGTAGTTATCTAAATTAAAATTGATAACTCCATTGTTTAACTTATATGAAGCTGGCAGTGCCATAACCTATCAAAACTGTGTAACCTCCATCTAATAAATATTCAATCTCATAGTAGTACTTCCCCCTTTCGAGTGCCGTGTCACTCGCCGGTGCATTCAGTAAAATCTCATTTGTGTCTGAAGTTGACAAAATTAAATTTGTGTCGTCCCAGTCAATCATAAGTTGACTACCTTCTCTTTCTTCCCAAATTTTAAAAGTGAATCCAGTAGCTAAACTGAAATTCCACGGATCTCCATAAACATCGAAAAAGGCGTGTCTTTTATTAAGCACACTTTTCCCGCTATAAAAGAATAGCTCCTTTTCTTGCGCTATGAATTCATTATGTATGTCCACAACAAATGTTGCAGGTACACCCTGCTTTATGTTTCCCTACTGCCGTTATATGAAATCCTGTTCCTGTCTTACTTGTGCCTCCACAGTTCGCGCAGTTGTAAAGTGGATACATGGCACAATTGTCATCTAAAAAACTCACCATTTTGTCTTTCTTAGTCTGACACCACATCTTCGCGTCACGAATAAGATTAGCCATCTCCGCGTCACTCGCCGCCCTTGAATTATCCTCTTCATGAACTCTTAATCCGGAAGCATGCGTTTTAAAATTTGCCTTTGGTAACCAAAATTGATAGGCTTGCCACGCTAAGAAAGGTTTGACATAAGTCATTAGCGTTACGTTAGCCGCACTTAAAGTTGTCGGGTTCTGACTAACTAACTCAGCTACCAAAGTTGAACCTATGACCATCTCTAACATCTCCTGGCTACGTTTAATTGGTACGTCCAGTTCGGTCTCAGGAACATTCTGAGAGATGTCAGTTTCTATTTTTACGTATTGGTAGTTTATGAGCTTAGCCATGTAGTTCCTTTACTTTGTCGTTTGCCCATTCCATCATTTCAGTACCGCCCCAGGCGTAATATGCTACCGCCTCACAGCTTTCGCCCCACGGCTTAGAGCTATGAAGCGCATTTTTACTTAAAAACCTGCTTAATCTCCGAATTTCCTTCGGTCCAAGTGGTTTACCGTCAATTATCGCTTGAGAAATCACCTCGCCAGCTTTCCCGACGCACCTGGTTCCCATTTTCTCCTGCCATTCTAAAGCCCTTTTAACGTTTTCCTTAGTTTTATCTGGATAAGAGTTAAAATGAAGATTCAAAATTCTGTTTTCTGCCGGCGGAGTCGGTTCTAGCCTCTCAGTAGCCACGTCAGCCTCAATTAAATCAATCTCGGTATGATCCTTAATCCATTGGCGACGCTCTGGTTGTGTTAATTCAGCCCACGTTTGTGGATCAACTGTATTAGTCTCCGGATATGGATTGTAATCTACTATCGAAATAGGGTCAGTAATTGGATTGACCATATTAGAAAGTAAATCCTGATAAATCTTAATTAAAAGTGACTGTGGTCTAACTGCCCGTTGTTGCATTAACTTCACCGCCGGCCTGATCTGTTCGCCTGAAAAGTTATTGGTGTCCTGAATATTCGCTAATACTCCCGGTACTTTAGTCGCTATGGTTATTTTCTTTATCGCGTGTTCATCCTGAACTCTGAATAAGTCGGGATTACCCGCCGTCGGAAATGCTTCCAATGACGGATGTTCATCTTTATTATCGCCCCACATAGCTAAAATCCTATGACGGTTCTTAGCCCCGGCGAAGTTGTTAGTCATCTCCTTATCGAACAATTCCCCCTTAGTGTATTCTTCGGTGTCGTTCTTCTTCACCCCACTGGCATCATTTGGGTTACCTATCATTTTCATGATGACATCCTGAAGGAATCCGTTTTCTAAGTTGTCATCAAAGTAAATAGCCGCGTTCTTTTCAACGTTCATCCAATGTTGAGCCGAGTAATAATCAGGTATCGGATAAAATGGATCTTTGTCATCCCGAATTCCGAACCAATAGATTTGCCCCTTCCACTTTGGGTCACTGCCAGCCTGCATCGGAGCAGCACCCGGATTATAAGCATCATAAATGACGTTATCCTGTGACCTGTATAAATTAGTCCCGAAGTATGGATTATAAATAATCTTAGATATTAGCCCGTTGTCGTCGGGCTTATGAAGTCTGCAGCTTCCAAAAGGTAAGTCTGTAAACTGAGTAATCTGCCCTACCCTGTTGTATTTTACCAACGTAGCGACACCCCAATGTTTTGCCATTGACACCGACTGAATCGCGTGAAACTGAAAAAATGTTAATCCCGCTAAATTTACTTTGAGGTTTTCTAAGTCTTCACCCTCATTAAATCCCTCGCCCGCGATGAAGTCGGCCCAGGTTGACAAGCAAGATGTAGCCGTAGGTGATCCGGAAACTAGTTTAGTTAATCTTGTAGGAAATGAGTCATCAGCCCCGAATGGTAGGTAATTGCCATGATCTACCTGTGAAGAGTACGCAAATTCGCGTTGAACGAAGTTAGAAACGTAGTTATATACTTTGTAAAGGACGTTCATAGAATTCCGGAATTCCAAAGTCTACGGTTGCACGAGCTAACCGCGTCCGGTAAAATTCAATATAATCCCCTTCCTTTGCGTGCATTAAAGAGTGCAATAAGGTTTTATCTTGTAAAATGTTATTTCTAGCCGTTGAATTCCTGATTTTCTTTTCGTAATCCTTCCGTACCCACGAATAATGGTGCATTACCGCGTCATCCATTTTAACTCCTGAGTTAATATTTAAACTTCGTGAAGGATCTATATGTAAATGTCCGTTATCCCATGCATAAGGATAGCGCTTGTTAAATTCATGTTTTATTAAAGGGTTTAATCTATGGATGAACGGCACTAAAGTATGATCAAAGCCTAAAGTAAGTTTGGGTGATTTAAAATACACCTGCGTTCTACAGACTAGCCCTGGTAAATCTGGGTCGTGAAACCTTTCCTTAGCTTTTAGGAAGGCTTCAGGCTCGTACAGTTCGTCAGCATCTAAAGTTATGAAGTGTGTGAATCCGCGCTGTTTGGCTAACTGAAGTCCGAAATTCCTTTTGTCAGTTTCACAGTTTAACGGGTGATTAAAGAACGGCTCCCTAATGTCTACAAAGTTCCTCCA